TCTACTCCACTGAACAGTACCCGCAGCCAAGCTAGCAGGACTAGTAAAGTCACCATCAGTATTCACTGCAGTCACCGTGCCAAAAGCAGTAGTATTATGTTTTACGTTAGTCACACTATAAGGAACAAAAAAAAGTCATACGTGAAGAATTACTAGCAGAACTAACAGTCCCCATTGCCTCATTCGTGTTAGTCACAGTATAAAGTTGATCCTTTTTAGTTACAACATCAATCTGAAAACGAACACTCTCAATATTATCATCATCATTCATGCCAAGCTCAGTACCACTCTCGCTTAATTTAGTAATACCTATTCTAGGAAAGCTAGCATTACCCAAGTCTCTTATTCTAGGAAAATCAGTATAAATCCATTGACCACTACGAGAAGCATTAATATCAGTAAGGTTTTCTCTTAAGAAATTCACGAGTATCTTTTCTGGTTCAATTTTTACAGCCATTCTTAGCACTCCTTTTTTTTTTACCCTTTCTTAGGGATTCCCTGACAGACCAATCGCATAACTACACGTCAGAGGAGACAGGTCTGCGGGAAAACGAGATGAGCATGAACACCATCTATCATACATTAACAACTTTCAATATATAAATAACATTATTTTACGCAGCCCACTTCACTGCATCTTCTATTACTTGCTTCATCTTACCATCATTATAAAGAACTCTTCTAATCGGAGCAAAAGGCTGCATACCTCTAGGCAAAACAACAGGAGATTTCTTAACAGGATTTCCACCATCTTGAACCTTCTTAGGATCCATCTTGCTAGGAAAATTATCCTCACCAAACACTTTCCAATAATCAAGCGTACCATACTCAATATACATTGCATAAGGTTTACCACCACTACTTCTAGCATTATTAGTAATAATAATAGAATCCCCAACAACTTTACCCTTATAACCCCTCGCGAGAGTTCCAGTATCAACCAAGTTCATATCACTCACGTTCTTCCTTATTTCATTAAGCATAGTCTCTAAAATAGCATTAAGAAGTTTATTCTTAAACTCAGGCCAATTAGTCACAAGATACTTATTCCCATTATGTTCTAAAATCATATTATTTGACCATGTAGTTTTCTATGACATTTTAAGCACACCATCACAATGTCCAATGGTTCTGAATAATCAGGATGATGCCTCTGAATAGCTTTATTCTTATTACATATCTCACATAAACCGTTTAGTTCTATTTTTCTTGAATCATTTCTAGCTTTTATCTTTTCAGGAAACTTTTCTCTTGAAGTCGCAGCACCTTTTCTTGCTAACTCTTTAACTCTTTCAGGATTATTAATATCCCACTCTCTTTTTCTAGTTAGCTCTTGTTCTTTATGGTCTTTATAATACTGCTTTCCATACTCACTTATTTTATCTTTATTTTCAGCACGATAAGTTTTCTTATATTCTTTCCTATACTCTTGTAAGTGTTCTTTATTGTTTTCACGCCAAGTTTTCATTACTTCTGGTCGTTCTTGTTGATTCCTTCTTGACTGCGCTTTTATTTTCTCTTTATTCTTTTGATAATACTTTTTGAAATATTCTTTATCTACCATGAATTAAGGGAAGAATTTAAATAGTATTTAAATTCTTCCCTTAATTATCAACGTCACTCGCCTCAATCTTTCGTTTAAGACGATACTCATAATGCGTAGGAGTCCCACCCAATTCAGGCTTCTTAATCCTATCACCCACTTCCCACACTGCATCACCATCCACGATCTGAACTCCAGAAACAGGCAAAACAGAAAGAGCATCAGGATGAATATAAAGTACTGCATCTCCTACTTCAACAATACCACTACTAATATACTTTTGATCCAAATCCAAACCAGACTGTATATCACCAGTAAAAACTGTATCAGCAGTAGTTAATCCAGTAAGTTGACCATCCACGTCAACAGTCCGAGTCACCACCCTAGAAATAAGCGTCTTCTTACCAAAAAAATCCCTAATCATAAGCAATGTTTTGGCCTTAACAATCCGTGCATGACTTGAACCTCTGGTTCTAACCATTATATAGCCCTCACATTAGTCCTCTTTCCTATTAATTCTAGCAGTTCTTTAATTCTCTTCTTGAACTGGTCTAAAACCTCTCTGATATTTACGTAAACTTCACCTATGGAAATTGACTTACTACCGAGGGAGTACATTGTAGCATCATCATAGGATCCACCAGAAAGAGCAATATAAGCACGAACACTAGCGTACAAGCCACTAAGTTCAGCAATATAATCAGGAGTAGTAGCATAACCATAATAATAATCCATCCTCAAATTCTTAGTACCATTAGGAATATCCGTACCAGTAAAAGTAAGCTTCCCCCACGTTTCAAACGAGTACTCTCTAGGCTCAAGAACCTTATTCACGCTATCACGAATAGTCAATATAGCAATAACAGGAGGAGTATCATAAGCCTCATTAAGTTTTCCCCTAACCCAATAATAATTACTAGAAGAATTCACGCTATTCTTACTCCACCCAAACGGGTAAGTCCAAGTAAAAGTACCACTAGCAGTAAACTGACTAGCACCAGTATCAGTATCAGTCTCGCTCAAATCAGTCCAAGCACTACCATTCCAGTACTCCCAATCAATACTCACCCCAGAATCAACACCAACAGTACTCAAGTTAGAAGATAACCCAAGAAATTGTTTAGAACTACCCACGTAAACAACATCATTCGCTCCAGGAACAGTAGCGAATAAAGAAAACGGAGCTTCGGTGCTAGAATTAACTTCATCTGTTTTATCCGTATAACTAGCACCACTAGAATCATAATTAAAGAATAGCGAGACAGGTTGAGGAAGATTAAGAAAATATACTTGATCTACTTTAGTTAAAGGACCTTCAAGAAGTACAGTAAAGTCAGGACTGTCCCAATCACTTTGGTAAGGCTGGTCAGTAGTAGGATAACCACTAGTTTCTCTACCATCCTGATACTCTGTTTTAAGAGTAGCAGTAGTCCACCTTTGCCTAGTAACAAGATCCACTTCTGCATCACTTCCACTAATAAAATCAGTAATTTGTGTTTCATTAAAACCATCCAAGTACCAATAAGTAGCGTACAACAAGTTAGTACTAAGCGCGGTCTTACCTGCAGTAGTCAAAAGTATTCTACCACTTTCTTTATCAATAGCGTAATCAGTAACGTCAGTCAAAGCAGTAAAGTCATTACTACCACTAGCAGCATAAGAAAGAGTATAACTATCAGTAACCACATTATCATTATCCAAGTCAAAACTAGTCTCACTATTATCACCAGTACCAACAAGTTCATCAACAACCCTTAAACCCAAACCAGACTGTTGAGCAAATTTTAGTGCAGTTATATACGCCATTATTTCCATACCTTATCAATAATTTTAACAATACCAGCACCAATCACAGTGCAAATAAAAGCAACAAAACCAATAACCCCCGTAGCTTTCAAACGAAACCTAGTATTCTCCTTCACGTCATCCTTAATTTCTCTAAAGTCTTCGTGCAAGTTATCAATCTTAATACCAAGCTCGTTAGTAGTCAAACGAGTCATCATGACATTGTAGCACTTACTACTTCTCCATCATTGCTTAAAGGCTTCCACAAACAAATAAATTTTAGGACTCCAGCAGTAATATCAGCAGTAGCAACAGTACTAAGTATGCTTTGATTAGCCACTATCTTTTCGGCAGCAACAGTAAAAGCCTCAATATTAGTATCAGGACTTGCATCATGCCAAATTTCATTAGCGATAATAGTAGTAGCAGTAGTCTGAGCAATCAATCCAGCAGTACTTTTAGTCGTGCCTATTTCAAGAGTAGCACTTCCACCAGTTAAGTTAGTAGTACACACTGCAATCAATCGGACAAGCACCGTTCCAGTCACAGTAAAAATAGTGTAAGGATTACCACTACCATTAAAGTCACCCTTATCATTAGTAGTACCACCAGCATAAGTCACGTCATTCTGAGCCACATTCCAACCTTCAATACTAGTAACAACATTATGAACTTCTCTAACCATTATTCATTCACCTCAAGCAAATCCATTAAGAGTCTTACTCTGCTTTTTTCCCAAGCAGGAATCTTACCCTCATACTTACATTCCTTAATTAATTTTACTTGTTCTTTTTTATTAAGATCATAAAGTTCTTTCTCAGTCCACTTACTTTCGGCCATAACTAAATCCTCTTCAGGCTCAACAACTTCAGGCTTTATAACAACAACTTCAGGAACTACAACATCCCCAACCATACCACCATTTTTAGCCTTAACAGCCTTAACCCAATCTTCAGGAACCAAATCACCTTTCTTAAAAAACTTCCAATCATAATTATGTAAATTATTATCAGGATGAGGAGCAAACTTCTTAACGTGCAAATCTTCATTCATTCTCAATACCATTTTATTTTTTCCTCCAAATAATTAATTAAAATAAAAAAAATAAAAAATTAAGATATATTAATTTCTCCAGTCACGCCATCAGTTATACTCTGTCCATAACTTCTCGCAATAAATACTGTAGTCGGAATAAATGCAGCAGTTCCAGCAGCCTTAAACGTCAATTCCGTTCCAGCTTGATCCGTGACACACCCAAACGTACAATTAGTTACTGAACCAACACAACCTGTCGCGTCAATAAACCTTTTAATCGTTCCAGCACCTAATGTTCCAAGAACAGGGAATATACAATTATTAATAGAAACCCCATTAACTCCACTACCACCTTTCAAATTAAGCTGGCAATCAACATTCGTAGCAGGACCACTGAAAGAACAATCTTCAATAACCCAATCCTGAGGAACAGTATTACTTGTTCCAATCAAAGCTATATCGCAAGCGTTCTTATAGAACCTACATCCGCTAACAAGTAATTGCCAAGCGTTACCAGCAGTAGTCGTGTAAATAGCTCCACCATCACTACAATCAGTAACTATACAATTCTTAAAATGACAATCAACAATACTAGTACCAAAAGCACTCTTAGTAGCATAATCATCATCAAGCAAGATTCCACCACCAGTACTACCCGCACCATTAAAACCCATATTAGCAATCAAGCAACCAGGAGCTCTAATCTTAAGCATAGCAGTACTTCCAGAACCAATCTTAACCTGAGGCAAACCACCCTGAGTACGTCCTCTACTAACTCCAATCAATGCCATACCAGCACTCGCAAAAGGTATGATTAAGTTCTCTGCATAACTTGTAGGATCGCCAGTATAATCAGTAATTTTCTTACTTGCAACATAAACCACGTCACCAGGACCAGATGCAGTGATACCTTCTTGTATTGTAATAAAAGCTTCATCCCAACTTTTTCCATTTCCACTCGCAGACCTATCTCCGTCAACGAACCAAGGATTCGTGAGCTGACCTCCAAGCATAGCACCACCAACACCAGCAACACCGCCAGCAAAGGTTTGTGTTTTCTTCCAAGTCATAGCTCTATTTTCTATTTGTGATATTCCATGTGCCATATTATCCTACCTCCATAGGCTTCTTCCTCAAAAATGAGGGTAAAAAAATAAAAATAAAAAAAAGATGTGTTTTATTCAAACACTCCAGCAGTTGATCGTCCACAAAGCTCAACAACACGACAAGCGTTATCATTAGCACTTTGAACAGTAACCGTAACCACACCAGCAGTAACCGAGCAAGTAGCAATATCAGTAACGATAATTGAACCACTAGTTGTATGAACCCAGCTCCTAATAGTAAGTAATCCTGTAGCACTAATACCATAATCAGTCAGAGTAAGAGTGAACGTGTCATCCTCATCTGTAGTATTAGGCGTAAGCAAAACTATCTTTTTCAATCCAGCATTAGGAACTTCTTCCCAACTCTTCAAGATTGAAGTAGTAGCAGTCATTTTAGACAAACGCTCCTGGATCTGCACGTCCAACTATTTCAATAACTCTGGTATTATTATCTGTACCAGCAACAATAGTCACTGTTAAGACACCCGCACTAACAGCACAAGTATTCAGTTCAGTCGTGATAACACTACCATCAGCAGTATGAACCCAACTCTCCACGCTTAACAAACCAGTTGCACTGATTCCATAACTAGTCAAAGTTATCTCCAAAGTATCCGCAGCATCCGCTGTATTAGGAGTCTGAAACAGTAATCGTTTCAGTCCCGCGTTAGGAAGTTCTTCCCAACTCTTAAGTATTGTAGTAGCAGTCATTTTCTATTACCTCCAATCAAGCAAGACCATAACGTATGACCATTGCGCTTTCAAATGTAACCACCAGACTTCCATACCACTTCAGCATATACTTCTGACTATCATTAGTTTTAGCTAGTTCTTCAAAAGTATAATCTTGAAGTACCGCAAGGAACACATACCGAGTGTCAAGATACATAATATATCTAGCAGCAGCAGTAGTTGGCATATACCTGTCCTTAATGAACATTACACCATCCAACATGAAAGCATCAGGAATACCAAAGTCCATACTACCATTAGGTCTTTCAATGTTACGCTGAAAGTCCATCAATAGTCCTTTCATGTAATTAAAAGTATACCCATCAGTAACAGCCAAGTCAATCAAGCCATTAGCTTCAAAACTAGTATTCAAGTCAGACCTAATCTGAGCAAGAGTAATATTTGCACCACTATTATCAGTTGTGTTAGTAGTTATCAAGTCAAGAAGACCATCAAAACCTAAAGCATCAGTATCAGTATCACCATTGACAATCTCATTTTCTAAAGCTTCATTCATACTAGCAGTTTTTACTCGTATATCTTCAGCTAAAAGATTAATGTGACCTTCACCACTTGCTTGAGCAGGTCCAGTTACTCTACCTACCGCATACAAGAACTTGTGAGTTACTGTTCCAGTACTTCTAGTATCAACCTGATCTGACTGAGCAGCATCATCTCCCATAAAAGAAGCTCCAGCTTTAGCACTAATTATGTTATACACATAACTACGACCACGAACTGCTCTCCTAGGAAGTAACCTTACTAGAGGTGTTTCTCTTACAGTTCTATCAACTATTGAAGGATCCACAAAAGGAGTCATTAAACCATACCCAGTATAAGTTCCACCACTTGAGTGTCCTATACTTGGAGCTTTAGTCATTAAAGCTTTACCAATCTCAACCCTTTTATCAACTCCTCTAATTGGATCAAAATAAGTTTCATCTTCAGCTACTCCTGCCTTACCAAAAACTTGGTCAAAAGCGTAAGCTGCATCAGTATTTTCCATACTATTTTTAGCAAACATTTTATCTTTGCCTCCTATTCATTTTTAACATATTTTCTACTGTTGGCTCAAGAGGTTCTTTACTAACCCCATCTTCAACCATATCCTTTCGGATATTAACTACTTCTTTCTTAATCTTTTCAAGCTCTTTCTTCAACTCTGCATTTTCTGCTTTCGCTGCATCCACTTCAGCTTGAGGATTAATCGGTTCGCCATCAGGACCTTTTTCAGGTTCAGCAACAGGTTCTTCTTTTGCTTCCTCTACAGGTTCCTTAACTGGAACTTCTTCAACAGGTGCTTCTGCTGGAGCTTCTTCAACTGGCTCTTCTTTTTCAATTACATCTACCATTTTACTATCCTCCAATAACTTATTAAATAATTCATCAAACTCTTTCTTAGGTGGCTTAACTCCCAAAACTTCCTGAATAGCCTGATTAGCAGAATCCACCGCAGGTTTACCCTGAGAGTGCAATTCTCTAAAACGAGACACTAATTGATCTTGTTTACGATCTCCAGTATTAGGTGGTTTTCTTCCACCACCAGGTTTAGGACCACTACCCCTACCGCCTTTAACATCTAAATCAAAACTTTTAGCAATATGCCCGAAAGTAGCACTACGATTACTTTGAATAGGCACCCACGTTGCTTCAACAAGTTCAGCATCAGTATACACTTTATGCTTAACACCATTAATTTCTTTCATGATACTATCTTTAGGAATCGCGCCAATACTAATACCAGCATTCTCCCCCTTATCCAATGCCTCTTCAACTTGCTTCTGAATTTGCGCAGCCAAAGGATTAGCCTCTTTACTAAAAAACCAAGGGTTAGCCACGAGAGCAGAATTATCCCCTTTATCAACAACTCTAAGCTTCTCCCAACCACCAACCCAATTCTCCATCTTGTTAGTATGATTAGCCAAAGCCTTCAAAGAAACCATCTTACTCCACTTCATTATCAATTCTTTACTCATAAGTTCATCATCACGATCAATACTAGTATCACTTAATATTCCAACAAAACTACCATCCAGTTCTTTCCTCACTGGCATAAAAGCTTTAATCATTTCTTTTTCTTCTTCCATACTACTTACCTCACGCTTATTTAATATATAAATAACATTATTTTATTCGGGCACAAATTCTATTATACTTCGACAATTACTATGGCTTGGAGGAGTAAAACCTTCCCAACTAGTTCCATCCTTTAAAGTAACACGAAAAGGTTCTCCCAACGCAACCTTCTGACCATTCAGTTTACGACAAAACTCACTAGTCCTCCAAGATCCATCAGGATTTCTCTGAATAAAAGCACGCCACATCTTAACTCCTTTCAATCCACTCTTATTATACGCGTTAAGCTTACTCTGATTCTCAAAACGATTACTTTCAGTACGAGCAATCTTCATAGCCCTACCCTCAGTCACTTCCCCATCAGGCTTTTCACCACCTTTATACTGCAACATCTTAACTTTTATGTTATCCTTAATATCCTTCAAACTAGAATTCTCACTCAAACCCTTCTGCACTATACCTTGAAGATCCTGTTGCACATCACTAGTAACTCCCTTAATACCCTTCCACTGCTTACCATTAATACTAAAACCCTCAAGTTGCTTATTAGTCTCAATATCCAAATGAGTATCAAAATCAACACCAAAACCCACATCAACACCAAGTTCTTCTTCTGCCTTCTCCAAACCTCTCTTAAAATTAATCCTAATAACCCTCTTAATCTGCTTAAAAAAACCATTAGTATTAACAGCATTAAACAAGTCACGCAAGAAACCACCAAAAGTCTTACTCAAGTACTCCTTATTCATACTAGTCTCGCCCTTAAGGTTAGTATCAACGTAACGCAAGACTTGATCCTCCCATTTACTAAATTGAGAGTACAAGAAATCATCATAACTCTTAGCTTCTTTTTCTTCAATAGGTTCTTCTTTAACAATTTTTCTTAATTCAAACTCTTCAGTCATCCTAGCCACATTAACCAAACTAGTCTCTACAATCTCTACAGGCTCACTCAACTGAACCGCTTCCCTTAACACATTCATTTCAAACTGTTCAATATCATCAAGCATAACTTTTTCTATAACAGTAAAGTACTCCCACAAGTCAATACTCTTAATATACAAGTAAAACTTAGTATCAGTCTCAGCAAAATTCAAAGTCCTCCTATCAGTACTACGATCACTTAAGTTCTTCTCAACAATTTCCATAAACTCACTAGGTTCTAATCTTAACATCATAATACCTCAGTGCAACCCTCAGGACTACACAAGTAACTATCAGCCTTACTAACTTCACTTCCTATCAATTCCCAACCACTCCTACACACTTTGTTAGGCAACAAATCATTCACGCACTTACCATTTTCTAGACCATAATACTTACTTAAGCTATCACAGCACTATTCGCATCATAAGTAAGCTTATAAATCCGCCACAACGCCTCACTCTTCAAAGTACCAGGAACAGCACTACCAAAATAAACAACAAGCCCATTACTATTCTCAGTAGCAAACTTCAAATAAGTATCACTCAACAAAACAGTACCATCACTTAAAACACTAAGAACCCTACGAGCTTTCGCGTCATCCGCGTAAGACTCATGATTTTGGTCAGTTGCAGGCTTCGCACTATCCTCATTCGCCAATTTACAACCTCTTCTTTAAACTCTCTAAATAATCCTTCTGCTTATCTCGCTCTTCTTTCTTCTCATCCCTATCCTTCTTATTATCACGATCATCTTCATTCTCTTCTTTATCATCAACATCTTCTTCTTTCTCTTCTGGAGCGTCACTAAACATACTCATTAATTGCAAAGGAGCATCACCCCAAGCAACAGTATCCTTACCTTCCATTATTCTTAACTCATTAATCGTGTACACACCAGCAGCAAGTTTAGCCATATTCTGCTCATGCTCAATCTTCTCACTAGCCTCATCAGTAATAAACCACTCAAACAATACGTTATCATGACCTATAAGTTCAGGAATTATTTCTCTATTAATCTTGTCAGAAATATTTTGTAAATAAGGCTTGATGGCGTTCTTAACCGTAATTCTTTCTTGACTTTCTCCCGTACTCTTATTACTGTTTTCATAAAAACCAACCTCCTGTGGACTCAAGCCATAAGCACCAAAAATAACGTGATGATACCATTTCTGTCCTTCAAGCCATTCCATATCCTTATTCATAATACTCAAAGGCTTAACATCTACACCCTTATTATTCATGAACACAAGCTTATGAGCTTTACCAGCAACTTCTTTCATCCAAGAACTCTTCACTCTTTGTAATTGCTCATCAGTAGCTTCAAAAGTAATAAGTGCGTCAGGCACAGCATTATTCTTAAAAAACTCCTTATTATACCTAGTACTCTGAATCATTACTTCAACTTCCTGCTGCACGCTCTGTAACGGACTAAAACCGTAAGGCCATTCCTCAGTTCTAGAATTCATAACTCCATAAATAATTTCATCCTTCTCAAAATGTTTAGGCGCACCAGTAGGGTAACGATAACTATACTGCCAGTAACCATTAATTTTTCCGTACTGGTCAAGGTCAAACAAGAATTTACTTCCGTCATAAACGTATAATTGCGCGAGTTCTTTGCTTGCATTACGTCCTTTAAAAATCACTCCAGAATCAAGTTCAAGCAAGTCTCTAACGTAAGGACCCCATACACTCCAAAAACCTTCACCATTAATG